AATCTCCTAATCGATCGAAGCGATCGAGATTACTTAAAAGTAATTATTCCAGCGCCGTGAGTTGAGTGCTCCGATGCTAACGTGGAAGTTCCCCTTTTCGAGAAGGAACTTGAGGGAGGGTTAGCACCCCACACCCATCAAGGGAAATAAACGTTGGTATAGGACCTCATCTTTAGGGACAGGACGCAAAAGGGTAAAATATTTTGCTATACCTGTCAACCTAAGAGAGTTTTAAACCTCTTCCTTTCACAAGGTGTCTGCGGCCCGTGTGTATTTATACATATGGAAACCGAAGTATCAAATTAACAACACAAATTTTTTAAAAACAAGCTACACAAGAAAGAAATTTTATCTTCTCGACGTGGACACTTGGTGTTGCGAATCTGATTGACACTATTCGCGTAAAAACGAATACTAAATTAGTACGAATCTTATCAAAGTTTCGTATTATTTTAGGAGGTAAGTACTCTAATAGATTGCTTAAAGATCTCACTGTTATTTCTAACACTATGAAGCGTATTGAAAAACAGCAAGGTGTAAAAGGCCTTGTCCTTTTCCTAAAGGTTAACTGTGTTTTAATACAGCAATCCTTAGCGGGACATAAAATACCTGATGTCTCATTACTTGGTCCGCGTGTTTCTCGGACTAAGCTGGGACTGCCTAGGATTCTTCCAACTTCCGTAAGGATTAGGATTCGAAACCGTCAACCTGGTTGAGATAGAGAGGTTAGATTTTACTTGAGCATTCTGTATTTATATAGAGTGCTGAAGTATCCTTCTAAACTTTCTTTCTCTTCCATAGTTGATTCTGGTGTAGAATTTGATTTGAAGTTCTTTAAAAAGTATATTTATCGATACTTGCATCTCATTTCAAAGGGTTGACTCTTACGAGTTGATCTTATGCAATGGATGAGTCAGAAATTTAAATTATTTCCGATATTAAAGGCTTCTCCTAATACTTCTGATGTATTAAAGAATCCATTACCCATTCTTTCTAAAATTGCGAAACAGAACCTTGTCCGTAGTAAGAGTATCTCTCATTACAGATGATATTGATCTACTCATCCTGCTATTCTAAGTAATAGCATATGAAATCTTTATCGGACACCTAATCTTAGTGAACCTATGATTAGTTTGTCTAAGTTCTTTACAAAAGACTTCGCGCGTATATTCTCTAGAGGATATAAGTTCGAAGATCTGTTTCCTGATTCTAGATTGCCTCTTGATTACCGAACTTCTTTAGGGAAGCTTGGTATAAAAGAGGAGGCAGCTGGGAAAGTGAGATTGTTTGCAATGGTAGATCCTTTGACTCAATGATTATTTTATCCTCTCCATAGGCTTCTCTTCTCTATTTTGAAGAAAGTACCTATGGATGGAACATTTAATCAAGTCAAACCTGTTACACGCTTGATTAAACAAGCGCAGGTTAGGTCTCTTCCATTGTATTCATTAGACTTGTCTTCCGCAACTGACCGTTTACCTGTAAGTATTCAGTCAGAGCTCTTAAACCAATTGTTTAAGAGATGATTACCGAACTTCGGTGATCAGTGAAGACATATTCTAACTTCAAGAGAATATAAGTTAACTTCTTTGAAATATGGAGTTGATGAAACTTTAATTTATAAAGTTGGGCAACCTATGGGTGCCTTATCTTCTTGAGCCATGCTCGCTTTTGTACATCATTTTATTGTCCAAGTATCTGCTTGAAGTTCTGGTCATCCTAAAAACAAGTTATTCCGAGATTATGCTATCTTGGGAGATGACCTTGTTTTGGCCAGTACTCCAGTCAAGAATGAGTATCTTCGGATTCTCAATATGATTGGAGTCAAGTGTGGTCTTCATAAATCTATTCTAAGTCCTAAGGGACTTGGTTTAGAATTTGCTAAAAAGACCTTTTTAGGTGATAAGGATGTTTCACCCATTTCTTGGTTGGAATTATCTGAATCACTGACAGATGCTACTACTTGAGTAGCCTTCTCTCACAAATATAAGCTGTCTATAAGACGTCAATTATGACTCTTAGGACATGGTTATATTTCGCGAGGAAAACCATTTAATAGGTTAAGTCATGCATGTCAGTATATCTGACTTAGTAATATAACTAAAGTAGACTTTTCTTCAGATAAATTAGCCTGAAGAGGAACTTCTCTAAAATTAATAGAGAAGTCTCTACCTATCTTTATGGAGGAGGTTATTACTCCCCTAAAAGCGGACATATCTAGATTGAAGAGTCAAAGTGCACTTGATTGATTCTGAACCGATGAAAGTTGGAACAGACCTTCTCGAGTGCGTTTGTGACTTTGAGATCTTCATCACTATGTATACCGAACGGAAGCGGAATTGACTAAAGTACGATTAGGAAGACTAGAAGGTCTTCTTTTTCGTGCATATAAAATCAAGTCCTTAACCGAGGCGATACAACTATATATGTTAGTTATTAGGGAGAAAGCCATCACAATGGCTGACCAATGACGATTACTACCCATACGGGTGGTAAAAGGAGATGGTCGTAAATTACCGATACAAGTAAAATTGTTTCGTAGATGATCTCGAGCTCTAAGGCGTGTTAGAAAAACAGTGTGTAAGCAATCTAGAGATTAACAACCTCCAGTGTACTTACCAAAAGTGAATCAATAAAATCGAAAGAAATACTAAGCGTACTAGCTGATGAATAATGTTAATGGCAACGTTAACAAAATACTAGGCTAGGTTGGTTCCCTGCGGTGAAAAGACCACAGGGTCCTTACTATCTTAACCTCTTCATGCCCCTTGAAATAGGGTGAGCGAAAGTTAAGGTTGAAACTATAGCGTCTTAAGATTTTACAGCGCCATGAGTGCTCCTTCTTCTTAAAATCCTCA